GATAAATGGTGGAAATCAAAAGGTGCTTTAAAAGATAACATCATTGATAAGATAGAAAACTTTTCACTGTTTGTTAGAAAAGTAAAATTTAAATTTGTACCATTTTGGAGAAATAGATGAAATATGAAATTGATGCAATCAGATGTTACCAGTCGGTAATGTTTGAAAAAACTAACGAGACCTTTTTTGCTTCTCGACAAATTAATAATCGTAAACCACTTGAGTTAGAGATTATTGAAAACTTGAATGTAATCTCTATCAAATCAGATAGGGATCATGTTCTTATTCCTTTAACTAACGTGTCCTGTGTCTACCTCAAGTCTCCTATGAAAGTAGAGCAAGAAGAAAAAGACAAAGAAGAAAGATCTAAGGTTGGTTCTTCAAATGTAGTTAAAAAACCAAGAGTAAAAAGATCAGCATATTAGGAGCTATAACATGAGTGCAAAGAACGCAAAAAAAGCAAGACAAGAAGCAAAAGAAAACGAAACAGATCAGGAAAAACTAAAACGACTTGCAGAAGCTACAAAATTTAAACTACTAAAACCATTTGGTCCATCTGTAGGAATGTTTGAAATGCCAGATGAAGTAACCAAAGCCTTACTCAAAAAGTCTGATGAAATTTTAGAAGATAAAAATCGTGTAGACTGGGGTAAAAACTTAGTAGGTCAGATTGCAGAAGAACCTTGGATTTCTAATGAACAATTAGAAGAAATTGGCGTACTTAAGTACCTAGAGGGAATGCTCTATAACTACGTCTGGAATTCTTTGACATCCGATGGGCATGAATTAGAAAAGTTAGAAGTTAATTTAGATCACGCATGGATTGTTAGTCAGTATGAAAATGAATATAACCCTATTCACTTCCACACCTATTGTGATCTTTCATCTGTCCTGTATTTAAAAGTACCCTCTTTTGATGACAGGTCTAAAGAAGGTAAGTTACCAGAGTATAAATTTCAAAGAGATGGGATGATTGAGTTCGTCTATAAAACTGCCTGCCCTACTGGTCTAGAAAAAGGCTCTTTATCTTTTATGCCTGAACCAGGAAAGTTAGTAATTTTTCCATCTAACTTGTTGCATACAGTTTATCCATTTAAAGGTTCAGGAGAACGTAGATCAATAGCATTTAACTCTCATTGGAATGCTCAACTTAAAGGTGGTAAAATATTTGATAAGTCTTTTAGAATGAAATCAGATCAGAAAAATGAAGAGTATCAAAAAACATTGAGGTCAAAAGGTGAAATCTCAGGATTTGCAAAAAGTAAACAGGGAAGCCTTAGTAGCGGAGCTTCAGAAAAGGAAAACGAAAGCTGAAAAACCTAAGTTTCTTTTTAATAAATTTTGCTTTAAAAAACAAATTGAGTTTCTTCGTGGTAAGGGTTCCAGGTTTAGAAATGCTGTATGTTCTCGTAGAGCAGGTAAAACTGTAGGCATTGCAGCAGACATGATTGACTCTGCTATGAAATATGAAGAAGTTAACTTACTTTATATTACTATAACACAACAACAAGCTAGAGCCATTATATGGTCTGACTTAGTTAAGATTATAGAAGAATATCAATTAGAATGTAAGACAGATAATGTTAGACTAACTATAACATTTCCTAACAAGTCTAAAATTTATATTGCAGGAGCCAAAGATAGGACCGAGATAGAAAAATTTAGAGGATGGAAACTAATGAAATGCTACATAGATGAGTGTCAATCATTTAGATCCTACCTAAAAGAGCTTATAAATGACATTATCATACCAGCCTTAAGAGATAAACGTGGTCAGTTGTACTTAACAGGAACTCCAGGTCCAGTTAAAGCTGGAATATTTTACGAATATGCTACATCTAAAAACTGGAAAGCACATCACTGGACAGCCTTTGATAATCCCTATATGCACTCTCCTCCTAAGCTTAACTTAGAGGACATACTAGCAGAAGAAAGAGTAATAAGAGGAATCGATGAAACAGACCCCTCTTACATAAGAGAAACATTTGGTAAATGGGTAGAAGATAAAGATGCGCTCGTATTTAAATTCAATAAAGGAAAAAATATCTATAGTAAGCTCCCTACTGAAGGCGAGTGGAACTATATCATTGGTATTGATATTGGCTATAATGACTCTGATGCTATCGCTGTTATCGGTTATAATACGCACCACAAAAAAGTCTACTTGGTGGACGAGCATGTTAAGAATAAGCAAAATATCAGTCAATTAGTGGCTGCTATAAATGAGTACAAGGACTTGTATAACCCCATACGAATGGTCATGGACGCAGGAGCCTTGGGTAAAAAGATCCAAGAGGAGCTTCGAATGAGGCATGGACTTAATATCGAGGCTGCTGATAAGACCCGAAAAGTAGAATTCATCGAGTTATTAAATGACGACTTACGAACTGAAAAATTTAAAGCCTTCAAGAGTTCTCTATTTGAAGAAGATTGTATGCTGGTCCAATGGGACAAAGATTCGAAAATTCGTAATCCAGAAAGACCAAAGATTTCAGACACTTATCACTCTGACATCTGTGATGCTGTGCTGTATGCTTGGAGGGAATGCCGTCATTATCTATCTGAAAAGCCAAAAACCCAACCAAAAGAAGGGACAGACGCCTATATGAAAGAGCTAGAAATGAGAGAAGCCTTAGAATGTGAAGAACGTAAGAAAGATCCTTATGCTTTTGAGCTAGAAAAATTATATGAACAAGACATAGATGAATTAGATAATATAATAGATGAACAATAGGAGAGGACATGATACAAAATCTTGATGAGGTTAAGTCCTTTATTATATGGTGTAAACAAAATAAAGTAAAATCGTTTAAGTCCGAAACCATAGAATTCGAGTTATCAGACATTGGTCTCGTAGAGGGGTTAAGTAGTGTTGAACAACTACAAGAGCACTTAGACGAATCTGAGCATGAAAATGAACAAGTACAGAAGCAGGAAGATGATGAATTATTGTTTTGGTCATCTAATACCTAGGATAATTTATGAATAATTTTTCAGAAATTAACGGGAACAAATGGTGGTTAGCAAACAAAACCAATTTGTACCAAGAGCTATTTGCATACGTTAGTAAGCTAGATAGTAAACAGCAGTACAGGGCTGCTGACAATCTCCGATTTGCTAGATTATATGGAAATTTTGATTATTTTGGCTTAAATGCCTTGAATTATTACAGGGCTGAATCATCTTATAATGTAACCAATAGGGTTACTCTTAACGTGATACAGTCAATGATAGATACTGTAGTTTCTAAAATAACTAAAAATAAACCTAAAGCTACTTTTTTGACTTCAGGGGGTGATTTCAGTCTACAAACCAAAGCGAAAAAACTCACTAAATTTGTTGAAGGCATTTATTCTTACACTGATTTTTACGAAAAAGCTACAATGGCATTCCAAGACGCTTGTATTTTTGGTACAGGATGCCTTAAAGTATTTATAGAAGAAGGACAAATAAAGACAGAAAGAGTTTTTATTGATGAAATAAAAGTAGACGACGTAGAATCTTTCTACGCTAAACCAAGACAGATCCACCAAGTTAAATACGTTCAAAAATCTGTACTAAAAGAAGCATTTCCTGGTTACGATTTACAAATAGAACAGGCATCTAGTACAGATGAAGAAACTTTTCAAGACTATCAATCTTCTACCTATAAAGATATGGTAAGAGTTATAGAATCCTGGCACCTAAAATCTGGATCAAAAGCAAAAGACGGTAAACACTCTATCTGTGTTTCAAGTGCTACTCTCTTTGAAGAAGAATATGACAAAGACTACTTTCCATTTGTATTTTTTAGATGGGGTGATAGACCTGTTGGCTTTTTTGGTCAAGGATTGGCTGAACAACTACAAGGTATCCAGTTAGAAATTAATAAAATCTTAAGAACAATACAAGTTTCAATGCACCTCGTGTCTGTACCAAAACTATTGATAGAGGCAAGTTCAAAAATTGTATCCTCCCATCTCAATAATAGAATTGGTGGAGTTATAAAATATGCAGGAACTCCTCCAGCTTATGCTCCTTTAGGTAGTATTCCAGGTGAGTTGTTTACCCATCTAGATAGACTATACCAAAGAGCTTATGAAATCTCAGGAATATCCCAACTAGCTGCTCAGTCCTTAAAACCTGCTGGTTTAGATTCAGGTAAAGCCCTAAGAGAGTTTAACGATCTTGAAACTGAAAGATTTATGGCAGTAGCTAAAAGATACGAAAAAGCTTTTATGGACGCTGCTGAGATTATGATAGACATGGCTAGAGATTTATACCTATCAGAAGGTGATTTTAAAGTTAAGGCAAAAGATGGAAAGTTTGTAGAAAGCATTAGCTGGAAAGATGTAAACATGGACAAAGATAAGTACCTAATGCAGCTATTCCCAACTTCAGCCCTATCCTCTACACCTGCTGCAAGACTAGCTGATGTCCAAGATTTAGTAGGTGCTGGATTTATAAACAAAGAAGATGCCTTAAGTTTATTAGATTTTCCTGATTTAGAATCTTCTATGAATTTATTAAACGCAGACAATAAAAACTTAGAAAGAATTATAGAAAAAATGATGGACGAAGGTGAGTATTTCCCACCTGAACCGTACCAAAACCTTGAAAACTGCTTACGAAAAACACAACAAGCCTATTTAATGTACAAAACTCAAGGTGCTCCAGATGATAGACTTGAACTCCTAAGACAGTTTATGGAAGATTGTCAAAATCTTTTACTAAGAGCTAGAGAAGAAGTTCCTGGTCCACAAGAGCTTACACAAGAGTTAGCAGAAGCTGGAGCAGCAACAGCAGCAGCAGAAGTAGCTGAAAATATTCCACAAGAACAAGATTTACTAGCTTCAGGAGCTATTGATCTTGGTGTTCCAGATGAAGAAGGTATAGTACCTCAAGAAGAAGTTATAACAGAAGAACAAATAGTAGAAGAACAATTATAATAAGAATACAATAGTAGATCAAAAGATCGGGTTTTACCCCAAAAAGCTAAAGGAGTTAAAATGGAGAACAGTCACGAGCATCTTAATGATGTTGTAATGAACCAAGATTCTGAATCAGACGCATCTGAACAAGTTGAAGAATCTTTAGAAGCTGCAAGAGAGCCAGAAAAAAATGACGATTTCTCACGCAAATTCGCTGCCCTAAGCAGACGAGAAAAAGAAATCAGAGAGAAAGAAGTAGAGTATGGTAAGCGCATAGCTGAACTTGAGGAACGGTTTAATTCTGTAAATAAAGAACCTGAACCAGAGCCTGAGTTACCATTTGAGTACAGACTTAAAAAAGATCCCCTAAGAGCACTAGAAGACATGGGTCTTAGCTATGACAAACTAACTGAGTTAGCATTAAATGATGGAAAACTTACTCCTGAAATGCAAATGAAGTTAATGCGTGAAGAACTAGAAGGTGACTACAAGAAAAAGTTTGATGACTTAGAGAATAGACTTCTAGAAAAAGAAAAAAGTGATGAACAAAGACGTTATGATGACATACAACGTGGTTTTAAAAATGAAATAAACGAGTATGTTGATTCTAATTTAGAAAAGTATGAATTAATAAAAGCAAACGAAGCAAACGAACTAGTCTATGACGTGATAGAAGAGCATTATAATGACAGTGGTAGAATCCTAGACATAGAGGAAGCTGCTCAAGCTGTTGAAAACTACCTAGAAGAAGAAGCTGAAAAGCTGCTAAAACTAGGGAAACTTCGTTCTAAGTTTAACTTAAAGGACGATGTAGAGCAAGAAGAGTCCCCAAGACAGTCGCAAGTAACCCTGTCAAATGCCATGTCTGCTCAGGCGAATGAAAGAGTAGATAGAAAGTTATCAGATGATGAGAGTAAGGCTTTAGCAGCCAAAATGTTAAAATGGGATTAAAAATTTATATTAAACTTTAAGGAGTTTTAAAATGGCTTTAAATATGACAACTTTTGCTGCGGCTCTTAAGCAGCATTACACTCAAGAAAAAATTGAGAATATGGTTTACAAAGATAATCCATTTCTTGCTATGATTTCAAAGTATGAAGATTTTGGTGGAGAAAACCTTAAACTTCCTATTAAATACGGAATACCTCAAGGGCGTTCAGCTACTTTTGCTGATGCTCAAGCTAACAAAACTAATACTCAGTTAAAAGCATTTTTGCTTACTAGAGTATCTGATTACTCTCTAGCTTCAATCCAAAATGAAACTATAGAAGCTTCAAAAGGGAATGCTAACGCATTTATGGAAGCTGCTACTGTTGAGATTGATGGAGCTATCGAATCTGCTACTCGGTCACTTGCTATTTCTCTATTTGGAGATGGTTCAGGTCAAATCGGTGTTGTTGGTTCATTAGCTACTACTACTGCTTCTAACGATACTATTACTCTAGCTACTATTGATGACATTACTAACTTTGAAGTTGGTATGCAGTTAAACTTTGGTACAGCTACTGTTAATAAAGAAATTTCTACTATCAATAGAGATACAGGTGTTATTCTTGTTAACGCTGCTTCAGGTGCTACTGCTTCTGAAGTTATTTATATTGATGGTGATAAAGACGCTAAACTTACTGGTCTAGGTGGATGGCTTCCATCATCTGCTCCTGGTTCTACTGATTCTTTCTTTGGTGTTAACAGGTCTTCAGATGCTACTCGTTTAGGTGGTATTCGTTTTGATGGTTCATCACTTCCTCTTGAAGAAGCCTTAATTGGTGCTGCTGCTAGAGTAGCTAGAGAAGGTGGAAAGCCTGATGTTTGTTTTATGAACTACTCTAACTTT